TGCTTCTGTTTTATCTGCAATTTCTTCTTCAACCGCTTTGCTTGTTGCCTCAACTGATTCAGTAACAGCCTCAACAACTTCTGGCTCTTCAATAATTCTAGCTATTGGTATGTCAGCATCCATCATGATTTCAGCGTTAGACTCTTCAGGTCTATAGTCTTCAAGAAATTCTTGCTCTTCTATTCTAAATGGCCACATACGCATATTAGGTATGTACAATAAATTTTCATTTTCAACTTCGTAAGAATCTCTAAGTTTATCAAGTGCGTCTTCAATAGTTTCTTCATCAAATTTTGCTCTTAAAGCCTGCTCACCTCTAAGTGGAGTAAAGTTTTTAAATCCACTTGGAGTGTTACTAGAGAACGGAGATCTTTTAGCAGGTGGTGATCTTTGATTAATAAATCTAGATCGCCATAATTTATTACTAGCTCTATTATCCATTAAGAATTTAAAGCCAGGTGTTGCTTTCGTAGTAGCAAATATCTTTTCCCATATCTCAGAAACTCTTTTAAAGAATTTTTCTGACATTGTTTTTGGTGGAATTCTTTCCATAGACCATCGAGCAGTTTGTTCAGCAAACCATTCAGAAAAACTTAATTGATAAGTTGCTCCGTACTTATAATCACCGATAGGGCGATCTCTAAATTCTCCACTTACTAATTTTTTCTTGAATTCAAAATTACTAATTTTATTTAAATCTCCAACAATACTATCGACATCAATAGTGCCATCCTCTAATAAGTAAGCCGTTAACGCATCATTCCCTAAATCTTGCCCTCTGCGAGCAGCTCGATCTTTTGGTTTTGATCTAGATTTACCTTCTTTATATTTTTCAGACTCAAACATCTGAGTAAGTTTTCTAGAGATATTTGATTTATTAAATTCTAGATTTTGTTTTTTATCGCCTTCACTTAGGTACGCATAATAATCTCTTAGTACTGCAACTTTTTCTACATTAGTTGCATTATTAAATAATTCCCATTCTAAAATGTGACCAACTTCATGAGCGGTAGTGTTTAAAATAGAAATGTCTTCAGTTGATCTTTGTAGATCTGCGTTTTGTATACCAGGAAAAATTTTTGCTCTTTCACCACGAGTATTAGATGTATTTAAAAATATTTTATAAGTATGGTTTCTGAATGCATCTGGTCCAAATTGATTAACAAAACCATAAACATTATCGGAACCGCTATCTAAGATATAATCTTCTTGATATTTATTGTAATTCTTTTTTACTGTAGCATATGCTTCAGTATCATAATAAAGTTCTCTTAAAGTCATGTTTAACCGTTTAGCTTCTTTACTAAAAAAGCCTTTTCGAGTTAGGCGTGGTTGAACATTATGCTTTTCTAAAACTTCAGCTTTTATCTTGCCATTTTTTTGCGTATCTTTATCAGTATAAAAGAAGATATTAATATCTCCTTTCATATTAAGTTTTTCTAATATTTGTTCAGCATAGCCTAATGCAAAATCTGGAACATTTTCAGTTCCAATTATTTTACCATTTAGCTCATTTCCAAATGGACCAAACTTAGGTGTCGATTTAGTTGGAACTTTTGGTCCCTTAGATTTTTTCTTAACAACTTTTTTTGTTTCTTCATTAAATGTATTTGACCAAGAGCGTTTGTCATATTCTAATTTACTGCCATCAGGTAAATAAAAATCTAAAATTTTATCTGAGTATTCATTTATCTCAGCCTGTTGTTCTGTTAAAAACATACTATCGGGATCTAATAAAATAGGAATAGCATTAGCACCTTCTTCAAGATAACTTTTAATAGAGTCTAAATTTTCACCTTGTAAAACTAATTTACCTTTGTCATCTTTAACTTTAATAGTTTCTACTAAACGACCCACATTCATTGAAGAGGCCGCAGTACCAATAAGCGCTTGATTAGATCTTAATCCTAATTTAGTTTCATCAATAAAACTAGACTCACCACCAAATTGATCAACTAACTTTTGAGCTTGACCTCTGCTAATAAAAGCAACTTTGCCTAAAAATTGTGGTATACGTTTTGATCTTCTTTCATCTTTTAATCTTGTTCTTAATGCTGATTGTGATTTAGCTTCTTTGTTACTTGCAACCGCTCTTTGGACAGAAGGTCTTATTCTATTGCCTTGCATACTATCAATAACTGTCGCTGTATCTGCTATATCTTTTGGATCTAGTTCTTCAACAGTTTCTTTTACCGCTTTAGTTTCAGTAGTTGGTTTTTTATAGATGCCTCTTCGTTCTGCCTCTGCTTTAAGAGCCAACCCTTCACGCAATGAAACAAAATATCCACCAGCACCTTTTTGTTTTCCATCTATAAGTTTTTTAATTCTATTTCTGCGATCTTCAATCATGGCTAATAATTGAGAGTCTGATAAATCTTTAGGTTTTATTAAAGTGCCTTCACCATCTTTAGTGCCTAATTTAAAATCATCTCCAAGCGGATCAGTTAGGTCATATTCAAAACCAGGTACAAACTCTTGACCGTCTACTTCAAATCGAACTGAACCTGACTCTTCATCACGAGCAATAACTTTAGCTTTTTTCTTTTTACCGCCTGGTGTCCATACATCAATAAATTCAGGTTTGTCTACTTTCCAATCTGCTCCTGTGTCATCAAATGGAGTATCATCAATAAAGCCAAACGGATCAGTTATTTCATCAACTTCAATTTCTTCATCACCAAAGTATGCTGATGAAAATTCTTCTTCAGGTGTAACAACTGTTTTTAATTTTATTTCTTTGTTAAGTTCTTCGACAGTAGCTGTTAAGTCTTCAATATCTTTTTTGTTTTTTGCAAGTCTTCTTGTTTTAGCTTTTGCAAATGGGAAAACAATAACACCTAACGTACCACCCGCGAAACCACCAAGAACACCTTCATAAGTATTAGCTGACCATTCAATAGTTTTTTCTGGGTCTAAAAATAATTGTTCTATGTAATCTTGACCAATTGCTTGAGCATACTCTTGTCCACCTTCAACTAAAGCCCCTGCAGTTAATCCTGTAAACATATCACCTATGATTTGTCTGGCCTTTGGATTTATCTTTTCATATGCTTTAACTGCTGTGTTAACACCAGGAATCTTTTTGGTTGCTTGATACAACGCTCCACCAACTGCGGAGTTTGATAAATATTTATTTAATCCAATCTTGCCTGCGATTGCACCTGCAGGTAAAACTTCTGAAGTACCTAAACCAAATGACGCTGCAACAGCTTTTTTAAATTCAATATCGTATTCATCATAACCAAGATCACGCGCACGTTGTGCCATTTCACCTGTCATGACTCCTGCACCAAACATAGCTGATCCTGCAAAAAATCCTACAGCCCCACCTACGGCTGCACCGATAGCAGTTCCAACTCCGGGAACGACTGAACCAATTGCAGCTCCTGCATAAGCACCTGGAAATGCCGTTGCATAACCTGCACCAATGCTTGGGATAAGTGAACCTAATGCTCCACCTAAATCGTCTGCAATCTTATCGTCTGTAACATCAACTTCACCGAATATTTCTCTTTGTCCATCACGAACGGCTTGACCTGCTCGCCAAAGCGAACTGTCTTTACCACTAACAAAACTCTCTAACCAATTTTTATAATCATCATCAGTTGCCGTTCCTGCCGCTATACTTTCTGCAATACCTTGAAGAGCAAGACCACCTGTATCAATTGCTTGACCAACAATAGATGCACCAAAACGAGTTAGTGCTGATCTGTTATCAAGCTCTTTGATTGGAATAGGAGCTAACCATTTTGCATTATTAGGATCTCTTGATAACTGATAGATCATTGCATCCCCAGATAAATCTTGAGGAGCGACCGCTTTAGTTTGCAAAGATTGTGGATTATATGTAGCTAACGGATTAGCGTATAGATCCACCTCTGCTTCTTGAGCTTCAGCTTTCAATTGATCTTCATAAGACGCAAATTGATTCTGCTCTTTTGTTAAGTCTTTTACCATTAATGTCCCTTGAGTTTGGATGCACTCGCACCCTTAGTTTTAGCCTTGCATTTGTTTTAGTTGCTCGTCCATAATCATTTGTAAACTCATGATTCTGTTACCAACAACAATTTCAATGTCTTTAGGCTCTTTGTCTGGATTCATCATGCCGATATATTCCATTTGTTTAAAGTATTTAAACGCTTGGTTGTTATCAGTTGGAACTTCTAATTCATACTGACCATCTTCATTAAGTGCTGGCATACCAAAACCATTTTTAGCAATCTCAGTAATATAACTTTTACTAAAGTAATCACCCTCTGGATCTAATTCATCCATCGCTGCGGATACTTTCATCCAATCAGTAACAGAGTTTTTATTTCCATTCATATCTTCAACTTCTGAAGTATAACGAGTAACAATATTGTCTTCAATATCACTAATTGTTTTAGTACGTTTTAACTTATCTGCTAAATTATCTTTAGCAGTTTCTAACGCTGCAAGTTTTCTAGCATCAACTTTATCTACTGTATCACCAACTGACTGAGCAACGGTTCCTAAGAAGTCATTACCTGCGCCTTTTGAATTAGCCATCATAGCTAAACCAAAGTCTAAAAGATTTCTTGGCGCTGAACTATCTGGGTCAGTAAACTTGTCCCATTGTTTTTTAAAGAAACCTCTTTTATCTTTTTCTTCAGGTAACTCACCGCCTGATTTTTTTTGTTCATCAGTTGGACCACTTTTATCATTTTTTTTGTTATTAGATTTTCTTTGTTCATCATTCATGTATCTACCTGATATATCCATTTGACTTAATAAATCTTTTACAGGTTGTGAATCAACATTTAGTATTCCAACATTACCGCCATCGGCAGCAACGCCTTCACTTTCTAAAAATTCTTTTTCTTCTTCAGTAAATTTTCTGCTAGGCAAATCATACATAGCGCTATTTACATCAATGCCTCGTTCTTCTAGTTCCCTTGGGTCTATTGATCTAACATACGCACCTTGTGCGTTACCATTACCCAGTTGATCATAGTAAGCTCTTTCTTCATCAGTCAATTGTGCCATTGGTCTATATTGTTGATAGATATTACCAAACTGATTTAAGTTAGTTCTTTGATCACCTGAACCACGACCTGTCACATCTATTTGATTGTTAACCATGCTTTGAGGTTGTTGCAAAGATGCAAAATATTGCATTAATTCATCTTGTGTCATGATTAACCTCCTTGTCCAAAGATACCACCTGCACCAAGTAGTGATGCAAAGGCTCCAATGTTAGATGCAAGGTTGTTGTTACCTGGTCCGTACGAAGTAGTTGTTGTAGGATAAGCAGCACCAGTTAAAGCACCTTGTCGAATTGCAAGATTACGAAGTGGGTAATCTCTTTGTTGTAAGAAATCGTTGTACTTATAATCTTCACCTAGTTGATTGAATTGTTGCTCGGCACCACCTTGAGCTTGAGCTGCCATAAATGCTTTCATGGCCGCATCGTTTTGCTGACCTTGCATTTGGTTCATCATGCCATAGGCTTGATTGCTCATGCCTCTATTTTGTAATTGTGCTTGTTGATTCATTCTCTCGGCGTTCATTAAGTTTGCAACATTAGATTGATCTGCTTGCATTTGACTTGCTCGATCTTGATTGAATTGTTGTTGTGCATTTTGAAAGCCACTACTTAAAGCATTAGTTAAGAATTGATTGACTTGCTGATTTTGATTTTGTTGTAATTGAGAATTTTCTAGAGCGGTTCTATTATTCCCAAACGCACCTCGTGCAGCTTGTCTTCTTCTTAACTGTGCTTGCTGATCAGAGCCTTGCTGATTTAATTGTTGCAATCCTTGATTAATAACTTGTTGCTGATAAGGATTCATATACTGAGCAGCTTGTTGTGCCCCAAACTGTTGTGATCCAATTGCATTTGGATTAGTAATTTGATTAACAGACGCACCTGCGTTATTTTTAACACCAGTCATTGCCGTATTGAAATTTGTAGCACCAGGTGCTGTATAATTACCTTGCGCATTAAATTGATTCTTTAAAAAATCAGTACCCCTTGTTTGCAAGTCTGTTCTTCCAGCAAATCGTTTAGTTGGATCTGCATCTTTGTATTGTTGATAGCCTTGACCTGCAATGGTGTCCGCCATTGTAATATTTTTTTGGGTCGCATCCTTTAACCAATCAGGTATTTCTGTTGCCTGTACTTGGATTGGATTCTGACCTCCACCGCCCATACACATAATTATTTCTCCTTACAATTTTGTGGTGTAAATACCGCCTGCTCTTTTAAAGCCTGCATTATTAAAAAATTTATCTTTAGCTTCAATATGTCTACCGTCTAAGACTGACATCACTAAAGGTTGTTTATATTTATTAGAAAACTTTTTAAGTTTCTTTATTAGTTGTTTGCCAACTCCTGTATTTTGTACAGATGAGTCAACGTAAAAAAAAGCATCAAATAAACCACCTTCGTCTGAAAACCACATAGGGTTCCAATAACAACCTATGGTGCCATTTAACTTGCCTTGTTTATCTTGGCTAACCCAACACATTTTATTTTGTACATGTTGAGCGATATAATTTACTGCTTTTTCTTGATTGATCGGAGGATAAGATGTACTCGCTTCGGAGTGCATCTTTTCCAACATGATGAAGATATCAATCACATCTTCTTTAAGGGCTAGTCTAATCATTAAACGTAATTATAGATTCCTCCATCAACTGATCTGTTAAGAGGATCGTTGAGTAATTCTCTTAACTCTGTTTCTGTTAGTTGTGGTAATGGTTTATTAAACTTTGCAAGTGCCGCCGCTTGAAGTCTTTCTTGTTCAGCCATTGCGTCATTTGCACTAGTTGCTGTTGCACTTCCTGCTCCTTGAGCGATTGGTGAAATAGCAGTTGATGCAAGATTTTCGCCAACAGCACTACTGCCAATACTGTTCGCTAAACTTCCTGCAGCTCCTTCGGTACCAAGTGCATTAGTTGCAGCATCTCTAATAGTTATATCACCAATAGCTGCTTTTGGATCGATGTTAGCACCTGTTAGTAGATTTGTTCCAGCGTTAGCACCTCCGCCCATAAACGTAGATCCTGCGGCCATGTTACCAACACCAGTGACTCCGCCTGTGACAACTGCACCTGTTAAACTTGACTTATGATCATTACCAACAAGTCTGTTTGCTGTGTAGTTTGCACCTGCGGCCATAAGTGGATTGGCTGCTAACGCAGGGGCTAACATTGGTAAGAATGCTGACGCTACCATTGGAATAGCTGTTCTTAAAAATTTACTTTTTTTAATTTTGTTTCTAACTTTTTTTAATTTCTTTTTTAAAGAACTAAAGAAAAATTCTGGGTTTCCTGTTTGAGGATTGATTTTGTTTTGAGCCATGCCGACAACAAATTCTAATGGATCAATACCTTGATCTTCGAATGCTTTTTTAATTGCCATTAATACTTCTTCACTTTGTGCATCAATTGGAACTACAATTTCACCAACTGTTAAGTGAGCCATTACTGAATCTCCACCTCGTCCTGTTTGTTCTGCGAATGCTTGCATATTTGCATCCATTCCTTGAGGGTCAGCTTGCACTTGTCCTCCTGGTTGTGGCATCATAGTTGGTGCCATGCTCATATTATCTACGGCCATTATTTTAATACTCCTCTATCTTTTAAATCTGCAATGAGTGTTGCCACTACATTTGCTAAGTCTGTTAAATTTGCTGACGATACATTTAAAGTTCTTGTAGTCGTCGAGTTACTAGTTGTGTAAGGTTCTTTATTTACTAAAGATAATTGTCTTACAATTTCTTCTATTTTAGATGACACATCATTTTGATAACGAGTGTCATATTCAGGTGGTGCTGACCCTAAAAATAAACCACGTTTTGCCATTATCGTCTTCTTCCTGCAGGGGCTATATCAATTCTATTTTTACCCATGCGATAATGTCCGCCTAGGACATTACTTTGTAATTTAAATGACATTGAACGTGCACTATTACGCATGTCTATTTTTTCAGTTGTTGCGTTTATGCGATATGGTCCAATTACTTCTGATGTTGAGTTAGGTTTATCTTTTAATTCAACTGTTAAAAGTATTTGTCCTGATTGATCTTCAAAGTCTGGAACCCATCCAAACAAATCAGCTATTTGCTCACCATCACCGATATCAAGCGGTGCAGTTTGTAATGTACAATCCATGGCACTACCATCATCATCTTTACCAAGTTCGTGCTGATAAATATAACTTGTACCATCTTCATTAGCAGCGAGTGGGTAAGGCCAAGTCGGTGCATCAATCCAAGCTGATCGATCCATAGAACCAATTGACCATGTTCCTTCTTTCATATTGTAAATTACATAACGATTATTAAAATTAGAATTTTGACTTGGATAAAACCACCATACTTCATCGTGTTTCGAATTGTGAGCTGCAAATACTTTTGATCTTTGATCAAAGTTAAAATCATCAAAAACAAATCGTTCAATTGCTGATGAATTTAATTTTTTAGAATAACCGTCATACATAAAGAAACTTTGCTTAGTCATCCAAAACGATAAACCCCCAACTTCAACTGATGCTTTAGGAGCAATCAATCCGCAGTTGGTTCCAACAATATTAAAGTTAAATATCAAAGTGTCGGCTGTAAATTGCATTAAGAAAGCTGTAGTGTCAGACCAAAGTAAAATGTTTCCACCTCTTAATCTTTTTGCACCAACCATAATAGTGCCACCTGATAAAAGATTTGATCCTGCATCATTATCAGAAGCAGGAGTCCATTGAGTAAAGTCTTCTTGGTCAGACCATGCAACTTTCATAGGATCACCGTCTGCCCCAAAACAAACTAAATGTCTTTGCTCTGTGACAACTATACCTTGATTATTATCTGGCGTATTAGCACTAACAATCTGCGAAGTGTCGTTTGATGAATCATAATAATATGGACGATCACCACTTGGGCAAAACACTAAATCCTCACCCCAGTTGTCCATTGTAAAAGTTTTAAGAGCAAGTGTAATTCCCGTTCCACCAGTTCTAGGAGTACCATAACTTCCTTGGTTCCAAGTTCCTGTGCCGTAACCAAACGATGCAAATGCCGATACGTTTCCAACTGGCATATAATAAGCATAATTTAAATTACCGCCCACACCAGTTGCAGTTGCATTTGCGTTTGTTGATGCAATTATTTTGTAACTATTAGCATTAAGAACTGCGTTAACTTTAAAATCACCATTTAATGTAATATTGTTAATGGTCACATTAAATAAACGAACCCAATCATTTTCCGCTAAACCATGAGTTGAGTGTGCAATCTCAATGATATTAGAACCACTATTAGTAGTAATAGCATTTGATAAAGTTCCTGTTCCTTGGTAACGATACGGAGTTCTATCATTGAGGTAACCATTTTTATAAATATAAAATCTTTCGGATGTTACCGTTGCGATCAAATCAGTTTGATCATTTGTTGACCACGCTGCTAAAGCTCTTGGTGCTCCTGTTAAAGTTTGAGTTGTTAATTTAGACCAACCACCTATTTTTTCAGGTTGACCATTTTTAAATCTAATTTTATCACAATCGATATAACGACCTTCGGATGCATATTCAGTTTCGTCTTTAATAATACCTGGTGCAAATTGTAATGGTTGTAATGGCATTATGATGTCCTCAAGAATAAACCAGGCCACCGCGCATGAAATGCATCACCCTGGGATGTTCTTCTAAACCGACCAGAAGGGCCAAGACATAACCAAGTTCCTGTGCCTATTGCAGAGCCACTTACCGTACAAACCATAGTACCATAACCTTGGTTTGAAAAAGTGTAATTAGCCAAAACACTTCCTGAGTAAGAACTACCAGCGGTATGTGCTGAATCAGCCCCGGTGTTTGTTCTATTTGTAGGATGAACAAACATTCTTAAAGAACCCACAGCCGTAGTGCTGCTTGGAACACCTGTCGATAAACCAGTTAATGCTGATCCATCGATTGCTGGCAAAGCTCCTGTTAGTTTACTTGAGGTTAAAGTTGATATTCTAGCATCAGCAACTGTGCCTGATGAAATGTTTGATCCGTTTAAAGATGTTAAACCAGAACCATTACCAGATACATTACTAACAGAAATACTAGAAGGTAGCCTTGCATTAGCCAGCGTTCCCGAACTTAAATTACTTGCATTTAAATTATTTAAATCGGTTGAGGCAGCTTTGGTATTTATTTGACTTTGTATATCAGAAGTAACTCCATCAAGTCTTTGAAATTCAGTATTGGAAACAGTACCGTCTGCAATTTTTGATGCGTCAATCGCTGCACTTGCATTAACATCAGCATTAACAATAACACCAGATCCTATTGCAGTTGTAATTGTAGGGTTGGTTGAAAGATTTGTTGCTACAGAACCTGTTACATCACCTGATAAAGTTATAGTTCGGCTTACAGATAATTGACTTGTATCAACTGCGGAAACCATATTGGTTCCGTCTGAATAAACAATAGTTTTCTGTCCTTGAGTAAGAGCTACGCCACCGCCTGTATTACTTTTAAAAGTAAGAGAATATGAACCGCTTGTGTTATTAAAAACAATATAAGGTTTTGCATCGTTAGCATAAGTCTTAACATTTATGTTTCCTGCTAAAGTTCCTGTAAACTCAATAACTGCAAACTTTGAATCAGTTAATGTTAGCGTAACGTCAGATGAACCACCAACAGGCTTAACAAGCCTTTGGGCAATAGCTTTATCAACATCATCTAGTGATGAGTTTAAAATATTACCCCAATTGTTTGCTTCAGAGCCGACATCAGGTTTTGCTAAATTTAAATTTGAAGTATTTGTTGTTGTCATGAGACTCCTTACGTTTTAATAATGTAATTAACAATTACATAAGGTGGTAAATTTGTAACAGAGTTTCCTGTAAAACTTGGCGTAGCACTATTACCACTAAATGATCCACTAACAGATAAACTATGATTATGACTTTGGCCTGATCCTACAGTTGATGATCTACCTGCGTCAGCAAGAATTGAAGCACTATTAGTTGTTTGTAAATGCGTATCAGAAGATCCCATGCCACCATTATTACCTCTGTATATTGCGTATTCTTTTTGTGCTGTAGAAAAATTACTAACACTATTGGTGGTTACGTTATTGTTGTGAACAATGTAGTGAAAATGATTAGGGATTTGTGCTTCCGTTAAAGTATGACTGCCGACAGATCCACTTACTGATACTGATCCGCTTGGGGTAAATGAACTAATTGAACCACTTGGAGTTATGTTTTCACTACCTCCAGTTTGACCTAAAGAACTTGATCCTGATTTACCTCTTGCAAATTTATCTTGTAGATTTGGCAATGTAAATGTTGTAGCACCTGTGCTTCCATAAGTAGTGCCGATAATTGCAAATAAAGAAGAATAAGTTGATCTTGAAATTTCAGCGCCGTTGCAAAGTAAATATCCCGTTGGTGCAGTTGATCCACCGAACATAGATATGACACCCGTTGAAACAGGGTTAACTGCGTAAGTGGTTGGAATAGAAACATTGCCACCACTAAAATTAGCAGTCCCGGTTACGTCGCCTGTAAGCGTAACGCTTGCATCAGCAACATTAGCAGGAGTCCACACAGCCGTCGCTGCATTGCCTGCAGTTGTTGCAATGTAAATAACTTTGTTTGATGTGTCGACACAAGTTTGTCCAACAAAAGAAGCTGCAATATTTCCTTGAGGTGTGCCTGCTCTTTTTAAAGAAATCGCTGTATCGATTGCATCAAAGTTTGTATTAAGTGTGTTACCCCATGCGTTTGATTGTTCACCAGCACCTGGTTTTTCTAATGTTAAGTTTGATGTAAATGATGATGCCATAAAAAATCCTAAGTAGTTGCAACTGTTAATAAAGTGCCTTGTCTTTCAAAGTCACTTTCACGCATTGCTTGATCAATTTCTGCTATTGCTATTTGGGTCCAATATGCTTTCTCAGCATCGTCTTTTAAATACTCATTGGCAAATGCACAAGTTGCAGCCAATAACATTCTTGGATAGCGTTTTGTTAAAAAGTTTTCAGCGTTTGTTGATGTTAATGCGGCAGGTTCATTAAAATAAATCATTTCATAATTATAAGTTGCGTTGGCAACAATATTAAAATGAATGCTCGTTCCGTCTGTATAATATTGAGTAGGGACACCTTGAGTTCTTGTTGTCCCGGATGAGTAAGTAATACTCGCTTGTAATACTTCTGGTAATTTTCTTGTTAGAACAGAATTTTGTGCACCAATTAATTTTACTTGTTTGGCTGCAAGGTAATCAGTAGGTAATGTAACCGATGATGCATTGGCATTTATAGTTCCGCTAACAGTTGTTAATTGATCTCTTACTCTTAATCTTCTATATAAAAAAGATTCAGCTTGTCTAATTAAAATTGCAACAGGAACATTCTGATTGACAAAATTACGAATACTACCTTCGGTCGCTTTATCTGCCGTTAATTGATGATAATTCATTTAAGTTCCTCTAATAAAAATGGGATAGACCCAGCTTACGCTGGATCCATTCCGTCTGAGCCAGTGTCTTTAACTTTGCCCATTGGTGTCCAACCTTTAGTCAATAGTGACTCAGATTTTCCATCTAGTGCTTTTTTGTATCCATGAGGATTTGAAGGAATTGAAGTTCCTTTACCTAATTCGTCGCCACCAGTATGACTAGTGTCGTTACGTTTTGCATTACTGTATCCAGTAGCATCTTTCATTCCATATTTTGGCATGATGTTTCTCCTAATTTAAATTAATTGCGCTCGGTAGAGTAGTGTGAACGAGTCACAAAACCTGTGTGATCCATAGCTTTCATTCGAGCACCTTTTGGATCGTTTTCGTAATTCTCTGTACTGTCTTTAAGGCAGTATCCTTTGTCATGAGCAAGATCAGCTTCTGAAGCTACTCCTGTCATTTGATTCTTATTAAATTTCTTTTTTGCAAGCATAATATTTCCTTATTTAAAAACGGTAGGAGGGCGTAAAGCCCTCCCACCAATGGTTCTTATGTAGCAGAATCCCAATGTACGATTCTAGCTTGTGCAGCTGAATCATGCACTAGACCAAAGCCACCTAGGTAGTACCATGCGATACCTCTAGAACGACCGTAGTCTGTAGGAATTTTCCCTCTCATTTCTTCAGGAACGGCAATTGCTTCCGCAACTGTATCCGCGCCGAAGAAATAACATCCATTTGATTTACCATTTGTAAATCCAGCGGATGGAGTTCCCATTGCTGCTTTTGATATTGAAGTTTGCTCGATGAAACGAACGCCTTCATATCTTCCGATTTCTCCATTCATAATCATTTGGAAACCACCATCAGTATACTGTTGGATAGATTCTAGATTATTTTTGATTTCCCTAAAAGTTGTAGGGTGAGCAATCGCATAGTAGTCATCGTTGATGTATGCAGGAATATCTCTTTCCTTCATGATATCAACAATAGCTTTAACGTGACCTGTACCTAAAGCAACATTGTTAGTTACTGATCCAGGTGATCCGTTAGTAGTTAGTGTAACAGCAGTAGTTGAAGTAGACGCAGTTACAACGAGTGGAGTTGCATTGAACTGAGCGTGAGCTGCAATATCAAATGCTTTTTTCGCATCGTTTTTTAGAACTTTGTTAATTACTTCAGTTACTGAGTGTTTCGATAAATCATCTAACTTTGAAGAGTATCCAACTGAGTTACCATACTCTGTAATAGTTAATTGATTTTGTTCTACCGTAAAGCTAGTGTCAGGAATTACTGTACCTTCAGTTAAAGCTGCACCTTGAGTACCTACATCGCTGTAGATATTCCAGTTGAACTTGTCACCTTTAGATAGACCTTTATTAGTCGCATCTTTGGCATCGCAAAACTGTCTAAACTTTACCATAGGTTGGACGGCCATTCTAAGTACGTCAGACAATTCGTCTGAATACATGAACCCACCCGCGGAATTAGTGCCCCATACTTGAGCCATAATGTTTCTCCTTGGTTAATTTAAGATTGTTTAAAAAGTTTGACCTCGTCTTTTTTTCATCATCTCAACAACTTGCGAACGTGTCGGTGGAGGAGGTGTATCCTCGCCAATACTTGCAGTTGATGCAACAGATGGTTTGACAATGTCAGCACTCTGCCGTTTAGCTTCTACTTTTTGTTTTGAAACTTTAGGCTTCGTGGTTTTAGAACTATCAACTTTGGACAGTTTAGATTTTGACCAATTATCAACAGCCTCACACGCAGATCTAAATAGTTCAGCATCAGATCGAGAATTGCCACTTTGGGCATCTTCCGCTCTCATTTCGTGAACATATTGTGCGGCTAGGTATGTCGTATTTCGGTCAGCAAAAACATCTGGGTACTCTTGACCCAAATCTTTTAATAGGTTATCGAAAGCAACTTTTTGTTGAACTTGCTGTGTAGCTTGTTCCGCTGCTTGTCGTGCAATCGCCATTTCATCAATCGTTTGCGGTTGAGGAGTGCGACTTGCTAATACTTTTTTTAATGCGTTTTTCGCTGCATCACCTTCGCCAAACTGAATATCATGAACGAGTTTGTTTAACTCTTCATCATCCATACTTGGCTGTTCTTCTTTTTTAGGCTCTGCTTTTGCTTCAGCTTCTTGCGATCGTAACTGTGCAAGTGCTTCCGCTTGAGCTTTCATAGTTGCAGCTTCTTGAAACTTTTGAGTTGCCGAGTCAGCCATTTGAGCCATACGAATTAATTCGTCTTTACTGACTTCTTTGTCTTGACCGTTTACTTTTAATGTAAACTTTTCTTCTACAGCAGGCTCTTCAATAGGCTCTTCAACTTCTTCTTCAGTTGATGCCTCTTCAGCTTCTTCTTGTTCGGAAGGATCAATTGTTGGAATTGGTTCGTCTTCAGCAAGTTTATCGCTATCGGATTCCGCTTTAACTTCATCTTCTTTTTCTTCAGCGTCATATGCTTCTGGAACTTCTTCTTTTAATTGTTCTTTCCGTTTTGCAATAATACTACTTAAAGTATTATTTCTTGGGTTTAATTGAACCCTCTCTTGATCTATCATCTCTTGTCTTATTTCAGATGCAGATTTTGTATCTTCGGTTACTTCCTTAATTGGGGAAGTGTTTACTGGGGCGTTCTCAACAACAGCTTCTGTAACTGCTTCAGGTTGAGAGATGCCCTCTTGGGTGATCTCTTCAGACATAATGTCCTCCTATGTTTTAATATCTTCCTCTTGGATTATTTGCTCTGCAAGTATCCCTCGGTCGATTTGTTTTTTCAGATATTCTGTAAGCAAGAAGAAAACTTTTGCATCGTTTTGCAATTTTCTAATCTCTTCAACTTTTGTTGGAGTTGTTGAAATAAGTTGTCTTATCGCTTCACAAGAATCTTTTTTCGCCTGTTTTAAAACAGCCGATAAGCTAGTGTTGTCAGCTAATTCTTTTTCTATATCCATACCTTTTCGAGCAATTTCAAAAAGTGGATCTTGAGCAAATTGTTCATACATTTGCTCTTCGTTTAAATCTAAGTTTGTGGGCATTTATTTTCCTTGTCCTCTGTAGCGTTTAAAGTTTCTACGTTTGTGTTTATTCTTCGGTCTTGATCTAATTGATTGTCCAATCGAAGTTCTTTTCTTAGGTCCAGGGGTGTGGGCTGAATAATTTTTAATCTTTCTCATGTTGTATTAACTTCACAAAATGTTCAGCATCTACAAGTATAAGGGGCTGAGTATTATTTTTTTTTATAACAAGCAAAGGTTCGTATTGTTTACAATTTGCTTTTGCTTGCTCGTATGCTTTCCATACATTTATTTTTTCAGTATTTTTACATTCAATACTGTAAGGAATTTTTCTACGGGCAAGTGGTGACATCATTATATCTTCACCGCCTGCGCCCATAGAACGACTTTCAAGATCACCTTCTTCTAAAAAAAATGCTTTAGTTAAAATGTCTCTGACCCATTGTTGTAGTCTGCGACCTTTAGCTTTAGCACTTTGAGTTTTCATGAGGGCAATCTTAATTAATATCCTTGGCTTCCCATTTTTCTAGGCATTGATTTTTTACCAGGTTTACTTTTCATATTTTTCTTTTTTTTCTTCTTTATTGGCGTTCCGTAACTTTTTCCGTGTCCCATAATGTTCTCCTATTTATTTTTCTTTTTTTTCATTCTAGGTTTACCCGTTCCTGCTAATGGATAACCGTCTTTGGTTTTTAAATCTGTTATAGATTTCTTTTTTTTCTTTTTTGTTTTGTCGTAAATTGCTTTTGCTATTTGTGCAATGGCCATAAGATCTCCTATTTAGTTTTCTTTTTCTTTTTTTTCTTAGGGAAACCTGCTTTCATATTTGCATAGGCTTCTTTAGAAATTGTGCTGTTCTTTTTACTTCTAGAACTTTTATTACGTTTTCTGCGGTTTATGTTTTCATAGAGTGACATAGTTTCTCCTTACCATTTTACTTTGTTAGCCCAATAGGCAGCACTCATTTTGCCTTTGGAAATATTGTTAGCGTGACGAGCTTTAAATGACTTAGCTCTTTTAGTCATAGTCTTGTCACCTGTTTTGCCTTGTTGACCAAAGCGAATTGTTTTGACTTGGTCACCAGATTTAGCAACAACAACATGAGATTTAGTTTTGTGACTTGGTGTTCTTTTCGGTTTATTGTAACCACTTACGCCAGCACTTTTTAATCTGGAGTCTTTTTCACTCATGATTAACCAAAAATGATTGCGATTAAAGCAATGACCGCTATAGCTAGTGCAGCTCGTTTGTGCATTGGCATAGCCATAATTTTATCTTTTATCCAATTGATTTTTTCCATTATGAAACTCTCCTATTTTGATTGTTGATTAATGTCATTTGTAATTGTTGATCGGCTTGTTTTAATTTAATTTGACTATCAAGAGCTTTTTCAGCTTCTCTTAATGTCAATTCAGCCATCTTACGTTTATTATCGTTTTGCTGTTTCATTTGCTCTAATAGAAGATCACCTTGATTTTCCATTTCTTGCTCTTTAATATTTGACTCAGCAGCGATTTGAGCAATCTGAATTTTGTTTTCCATTTCAGCTTTTTTATCATCCAACGCTTGTTGTAATTGTTGAATTTGCTCTTGCATACTTTTCACATTTGGATCTTCTTCACCGAAGTTAAAGAAACGCATGCCGTCTTTGTATCCAAGTTTACCAAATATCTCTGTTATGATTTCTTTAACATTTAGTGATTGAGAAATTAATGGGCCTAACAATTGTGAAACTGTCTGAGCACCCATGGTAAATTTTTGCAACTGCTCCATTGGATTTGTAGATCCGATGCCAACATTGACGTTTAACGACAATTTCTGTTTGATGATTTCATCAGTTGCATCGTTAGTTCCAAAAGTCTGATACATATCAATATCCGAAGCTGCAAGTTCCATGACTACTTCATCTGTTTCGTATGCTTGCTCTAATTGTACAAGTTGCCTAATAGTTGGCTCAACCCAAGTTTCAGAAAATATTCTTAAATCATATTCACCAATAGCTGACGCAGCTCCACTTATAAGTTGCATGCCACCAACGGTTTCATTTAATGATTTATTTGATTGAACTGAACTTGATGAAAAGTTTCCAGCTAATTCATCAAAGTCTAAATTTAATCTATCTTGTTCTATGTAACTTGATTGAGTTACGTCTGGTGCACGATTAATGACAACATCCGAAGATGGATCTTCCATTAATACAACGCCACCAGGTGTACTGCGAACCAGCGCGTTAAGATCAATATTCCTCCCTTGGCGGGCAAACATTCTTCCGTTTAGTGCTAGTTTTATATTGTCAAGTCGTTGATTCGCAATATCGTTAGTCTCTTTCTGTATTTCAGAAGTCAACGAAACTTTTGACTGAGGGTATATTTTATGAGCCTCAAGAACTGTATAGCCCATTGTAAATGGTCTAATACCATGAAGATAAACTTCATCAATTGGTCTTGGAACAGTTAATAGTTTTTTAGTTGATAATGAATAAAAATGATAATCCTTACCATCTTTTTTAATAAAGTTTTCATGAACCCAAATAACTTCATAGTCATCAACACCTGAATAGTTTGTGTCTTTACTATCTTCTCTGTAATCTTCTCGTGCTTGGCGTGTTGAATCATGATCCATAGAACCGTCTTGTGAACTAATGATTACATCATCGGAATATGTTTTCCATTTACCCATTCCCGTTTTAGGGTCACGCTCATTCATCTTTGCTTTGATGTCATGTAAATACATTGGAATGCAATAAATAACATATGGTGATGAATTGATTGGATCCATCCAATCAGCACCTGGATCAACTCTTATATTTTCAGGTTCAATTAATTCAATAATAGGTTTATCTGTTATAACTTCAATCTCATCTTCTTCTTTACCTTTAAGATCACCGTTTGCATCTAACTTTGGTAAACCTTGTTCATCTAATTCAGGTATAAAATTTGTTTTAATTTTCTTTTCAGAATATTCCCAATAATTTTTAGTAGCACAAACACCAGTAACTTGAGCGTCTTGAAACGCTCCGACTAAAGTTAAAAACCATGGTATAGTTTTTTCTAAACGATAGTTTACAAGTTTGTTCATAATTTTTGCACTAGCAACTTGTATTGGATTACGATCATCTTCTGGTCTTATATTGACCATGTCTTTAGTTGAAAAAAATGCAGCGGCACATGCAGCTTCATTCTTACGCACACTTGCTCTAGTTTTAGGTCTAAAAACTTTACTTCTGTTTTTATAATTTTCAGATGAATATTTAGATCCTTTAGGATGCTCTGAATTAAATGCTCTTATATTTGATTCCCAATCTTTTCTTAAATTGGCATCCATAAAGTCAGTTGATTTTTCAAAAGCACTATGTGCTAATCGTAAAAATTCTGAATTCTTATCTTTTGCTGGTGCATCTGTATCGTCAGATTCGTACATATAATTATTCCTTAATTGATTTCGTGATGGTAGGGACCAGCACCTCTTTTAATATTAAAGCGTTCTAAAAATTCGCCACCTGCATTTACTACTAACTTCATTGCAGGATCAGATTTCATTTTATCTATTAAAATAATAAACCCTTGCTTTTCGGTAAGTGCAAAATTACGAATAGTAACGATGCCTTGATCAACACTTGCTGTAACACCCCAAGCATGACCTGGATAATGTTTGTGTAAAACTTCTGCTACTTTTTTTGATAATGTTAAATCTTCTAATGGTATTGGTTTGTTGCCATCTTTGTCTTTAGCCTCATCTTGATACAATAAGGGCTTGATGAGATTTTTAGACATTAAGGATAATCCTCTTGTCTAAATTCTCTTCCATCAAATTCATATACAACTGGTGTGTTGTAATCAATATCGTAGTAATCTGGATCAGCTTGTAAGATTAATTGTATCCAACTTATTTCCATTAGTTGCCTCCTTGACAAATAAATGTTTATTAACAGATGTTTATTTTTTAAAATGATAGGAGTATTAAATTCCTATGTTTGATCGTTTTGTATTATTTATTTTTAGTTTGTATTTTTTTGCTTTAGCTTCTTCCGTTTTCGGAATTACTTATCTTTAATTTCAATAAAAATTGTTCTATTGTAAATTCGTCCTGCTGTAGTTGTTGCAGCACATACAGCCTTATATGTTGTGCCGTTGGTTCCACCTCTAATAAATACAGTTGAAACCCCTTCGGCTGTAAAAGACTCTGACACTTTCACTATTCCAGTATCTAATGTCCAAGTATTGGCTGAAATAGTTTCGTTAGCTTCTAATAAACCACCAAAATTAATTTGATAATCTAAAGTTTCATCAGGGTCTTTTACAAAATATGCCATATTACGCTACCGTAAATACGCCAGATGCGTTAATCACAATAGAGAATGAACCTGCTGTTGATGCAACTGATCCACCGCCTGTGTTTAAATCCACATAGCAAATCAAACCATCACTTGCGTGCGTATCTGAATATAGTACAGCGTACTTAGCAGTAATTGTTACAGATGATCCAAACGTAATATTGTTGCAATCAAATTTAACAGTACCACCTGTTTCAGTTACAGCAGCTCCTGCAATTGTTTGTACAGAATAATCTGAATCGGTAACTTCATTCGTTAAGTCTGAAACTGTTGAATGAGTTGCCGCTGGTGAGTAACTGGATGTTAATAATTTACATTTTAAAGTATCGTCATTTAAGTCAATATCTCCATTAATGATTCTTTCTTTGCCATCGTTATAGATGACCCATGAGCCTGCAGCCATAGTGTTTTCCTCTTTATAAAAATTGTTAAGCGACCTTTAATATATCGTTACCACCATTACTTACTGGTGTTTCAATTAAAGATCTAGATTGTTCAAGTGCAACGTCTTTAACCACTAAATCATTGCCGTCTGCACTTCCGACAATAGCAATCAATGCTCTTGATTGCGCTAGTGGTGCGATTGTTCTACCTGCAGGTTCAAAAGATCCCGCAAGCATAATAGGTTCGTATGTAGCAACTTGATTATCAACTGTAGCACCTAATGAAAGTACGTTGCCAATTAATAAACTTGGTTGCTGAGTGCTTATAGTAATTGTTTTAACACCTAAAGAAACAGTATTTCCAATAAGAAGACTTACTTGATGTGAGGTGTCTAATATTTCTCTAAATCCAACATGTATATTGGCATCTAAAGAAAGAATTACTTGTTTTGTATTAGTAGTTAATGCCTTAACTCCAGGTGACGTAACAACTTCAGTAGAGATTACTGGAGCATTTTCAGTTATTGAAACTGTTTGTAATCCAACAGTTGTGTTATTGCCATGATTAACAAACGCTGTGTTTTCAGTAAACGCAACACTTGTTGATCCAAGAGATAAATTATTACCAATAGTTAAAGTTGGTTGGAACGTATTGGATGATCCAACACTACCAAGTCCTGTTTCAGCAACTACACTTGTCGTAATACTTGGAGCAAAAACTGTCGTTGTTAAACTAGTGCTACCAGTTAAGATAACGGGTGCTGATGTAGCTTCAACAGAATTTTCAGTTATTGTTAAACTTGCAGCACCAACGTCTGCCAACATTGGCGTTCCTGTTAAAAGAATAACATCGTTAGTTGATATTGTTAATCCGCCTGTGCCTAATGCTGACTGACAATCTGTGTGTACTGTTACTTGGTATGTAGCGTCAAATACAGATCGATACCCTGCGGTAACAACCATATCTGATTTCCACGAAACTTGCTTGCCTTGAGTTGTTAAATTTGAAACTCCAACAACTAAGTTACCAACACCAAATGCACCGCCTCCCCAAAAGCCGTAACCCCAACCTTGCATTATGCGAACCTATATTTTTTAGCTAACTTATCTAATGATTCAGCCTTTGCTTCCATTGGTCTTACTTTCCTTAATAAATCAGCCTCTTTGTTTCTGCGTGTATTATATTTATCACCAAAATTTTCTAACTCTGCAATTGCATCATTCCATTTACCGTTAGTAACTGCTTTCCAAAACTTTGGAGTTTTTTTAGACAAATCTCCATATTGAAACGCAACTGAAGCAACGACTGTTTGAGCTTCTTTGGGAATACTGTAAAAAGATTCACCTGTTTCATTTTTAAATAAAGTATTTAAATT